TTTCAATCTACCTATTTTTTCCATTTGTTTAATATAATACAGAGCCCCTAGAATATAACTCCCACTAAAGGCTCCGCCGTCTAATATCAAATTAATATTTCCATATTCGGTATTAGGTATATTGGTAATTAATTTATCAATATATACTTCCATACTATTGTAATCAGAGAATACATTCTTCGAAATTCTCCGTATATAAAAATTCTCTCTACTTTTCAATTGGGTTCTATTTTCGAATAGGATCCGTTGTATATATTCATTAATATTCTTTATTATAGTAATGACAAAGGAAGAAAAAGATCAAGAAAACAGTATATCTATTGAAGAGACCAAAGAAAAGGACGTAGAAAAGGAGCCCTTGGTAGAACCCGAGAAGAAACAGATTAAATTTCATCAATCGGAAGAGGAATATACAGAATTATTTAATAAAAGCTATTTAGTGAATAATCTGGTGAATACCTCGATCGTCCAAAAATTAAAGGGCTTCTTCGATACATTACCTGGGATATATTATTGTACGATCCATATGCTATTTATGGTGTTGATTGGCGTGATTGTATTTTTCGTTACAAATAAAACGTATTTATGTATGACATTGCTGGTTATTTCGTTGGACGCTGTTGCCAACGTTGTATTTTTCGACTGTCCTCTAAGTAGTCTGGAAAAAAAATATTTGAATACAAGTATGATTGAGACACGTCTCACCTCACTCCAAAAGTGGGGAATGATGTATGCCAATGATCGGTGCTACGACACACAGTTGGAAGTGATCATCAATGGATGGACATTGTGTGCTGCAAAAATTTTAACACTCATTGTCATGGATAGTTTTCACATTGGTACCAATTCCAATTCGACGCTTTAATTAGATTAGGTATAAATCATATATTTTTTGTATTTCTAAAATATATGTTAGATCTCAAATATATTCAGCATGTTGGTAGATCAGTCAAAGAAAATTATAAGAGTTGGATTATTTTGTTTCTGTCTTGCACAGTGATATGTTACAATCGTACATCTATTTTACTAGGCAACGCGCAATATTTATTTTGTATATTGTTTTCTTATTTAGCACATCGCCTCTCTCACGAACCAATTGGTTTCTTTCTCAACCGCGCGCATATATATCATCATGAACATACCGACTGGACCTCGCATGCAATACAGGTATGTGTCGAATTAGCGGCTAGTTTTTCGCCAATGGTGATTTTGTATTATTTCATGGATCTAAAGGACAACGTATTTTTATTTGATCCTTATGTTTTCATGTTATTCTCTATATTTTACACTTCCGTTCATAATGTGAATTACGGAATGTTCCATGTAAATCAAACTCATTATAAACACCATTTAGATTATGCGGTTAATTACGGCCCCGACATATGTGATATTGTTTTTAATACAAAGTATCCTGAAAATGATGTGGAAAATACGGATCATTACATTCCTAATATTTTGGTGGCCACCGTATTGACGTATTTATTCCGCCACTTTTACGAGAGAACTGAGCATAAAGGTATCGTCAAAGAAGGATTAGTGAAATTGTATTACGGAGTATGCCTCGTTGTGGGAGTATTCACGACAAAAAAGACGATTATGGATATTCAGAAAAACACCGTCAGCGAGGTGAAACAATTTCAACATGATGTGGGAAAATTAATGATGAAATTAGGGCACACAATTTAATATACTGAAACAATTAATATATTCAAAATTGAAATGAATTAAACACATCTCCAATAGTAATTACATGTATAAAGCGTTGGAAACTGTAGATAATTTGTTTCAGACTTCCGGATGGATCGTAAATAAAAAAACGGATTCCGAAATTTACCGCTTGTATTATCCGCGACATTTTGAGCTGGAACGATTTGAAATCAGAGCATACAGTAATGGTCGTTATCGAACCATCATTCCGATGAATGATGCAAGCTTCTCTGTGTCTGTAGACGAAGACGATTTATACGATTTTATATATGATCATTTTATGAATCAATCTGTGAATAAATATATGGATCAAAATTAATTATATTACGATTACCTACAATTCGAAAAGAGACGCGATTTTAAGAAAAAAATTGATTCCTTTTTTTGTATATTCTAGATATACAAAAAACATTCGTTAAATCAATATGCAAAATTTTCAATACCGTTACAATTTGTTCCTCGAACATTCAGGATTTAAATATCAGGCTCATCAAGAAGAAGGTATGTTGTGGTGTGCGCAACAAGAAACAGAGAAGAAACCTTTTCAAAATATTCACGGAGGTATCATTGCCGACGAAATGGGTTGCGGAAAAACATTCATGATGATATCGCTCATTGTATGTAATTTCGTTCCACAAACGCTCATCGTAGCACCGCTAGCTCTCGTAAATCAATGGAAGCAATCTATATTTGAAACCACTGGTCACGAACCACTCATTTATTACGGACACAAGATTAAAACCTCGCAGGAGCGTCTACATAGCGCGCCTATAGTCATTACAACCTATGGTGTAGTTTCTCATAAATCCGATAAAGATGACGGATTATTTCAAATAAATTGGGACCGTATTATTTATGATGAAGCTCACCACATGAGAAGTCGTGGTACCAAGAAATATGTGTCTGGAAAAAAATTAAAAGCAAACGCAAAATGGTTGGTTACCGGAACACCCATTCAGAATGCAATGAAGGATTTGTATGCGTTGTGTGAAATTATAGGCGTCAAAGAACCGAAGAGATTGGAGCCGAATGAACTACACCAAATATTACTCAAGAGGACCAAGGAGAGTGTGGGTATTTGTTTACCACCTGTAATTGTTCACGTATCGTCCATTCCATGGGCAAACGAAGATGAGAAGACAGTTGCAACTATTTTGCACAAGTTGACCAATCCTCACGAAGGAGGAACTGATGTGAAAGACAAAGATGATGAAAGATCATTCAAAAGGTCAAATAAGTCGCTATCGTCTGAAAGTGATGGTAAAGGAGGATGCCGAAATCATGTAGATTATATTGACGATGATGTAACACCGATGAAATCGGTACCTACATATTGTCAATTGGCCGAAAGTAAAACTGAACCAAAAGCATACAAGCAAGAAAGCATGCTTCCACAAGAGTTAAAGAAAGATGTATCCGTGAAGCTAAAGGCTTATATCCATAACATGTTGGGTAAATACTACTTATCGTATTATTTACGCAGTAGGCAGATGTGTATTTGTCCAAAGTTATTATCCAAACTAGAGACTAATTTCTGTAAAAGCGAATTATATGATTCAAGTATTATTAGCAACGCTTTCGCAAATCAACATAAAATTCAAGAGGTAGTCTCGTTGTTATCCAGTCACGCCAACAATGGAAACAAAAAAATTGTGTTTTGTAGCTTTAGGAAGGAAATGGATATACTGAAACAGGAGTTGAATGATGCGGGCGTTCATGATGTTGCGATATACGATGGACGTATGACGCGAAAACAGCGATCGAATATTCTTCAGAAGAAGCCAGATGTGCTCATCCTTCAAATTCAAATGGGCTGTGAAGGATTGAACCTTCAGTATGCGAATGAAGTATACTTTGTAGGGCCATTATGGAACCCAGCCACAGAAGATCAAGCTGTAGCAAGATGCTACCGATTAGGTCAGAGAAAAACCACTCATGTCTTCAAATTTAAAATGATGGATATAGATCGCAAGAATGATGTCTATTCGATGGATAATTATATGGAAGAGAAAATGCGAATGAAAAAAGAATTGCGCTCCGTTCTCGATGTTTGTTAAAAATGTATTTGTAAACCAATTTTTTATTTTACACTCGTTTTGCGTATTATTTTTGTGTATATTATTTTATGTATTTATATATACGTTTATGCCAAATGTAATAAAAACATTACAATCTCAGCTCAAAAATGCTTTTAATAAATCGAATGTGCGTGAAAGCACCTACCGTATGATACAACATCCACAAAACGCAATTCAAGTAAATTTCCCAATTCTCCGCGATGACAAATCTATCGAGGTGGTGAATGGGTTTCGGGTTCAACATAATAATGCGTTGGGTCCTTTCAAGGGTGGTTTACGATTTCACCAAAATGTGGACATGGAAGAGGTCACCGCATTGGCCACGTGGATGACCATAAAATGTGCCGTCCAAGATTTGCCTTATGGTGGAGGAAAGGGAGGTATTACCATCAAACCATCCGAATATAGCAAAGCAGAATTGCAAGAATTATCGAGAAAATTCGCATCAAAGTTATCAGGATATATAGGTCCCGAACAAGACATTCCCGCGCCTGACGTGGGTACTAATTCGCAAATAATGGATTGGATGGTGGATGAAGAAAGTAAGATTTCAAAAAACATATTTGACGCACAGGCTACCTATACAGGAAAATCCATACCTGGAGGCGGAAGCTTATGGAGGGAAGAAGCCACGGGATATGGAGTGGCACTTTGTGTCCGCGAAGCATTTAATAATTCGACATACGGCAAAACATTCATCGTTCAAGGATGTGGAAATGTGGGTTCATATGCCATCAAAACACTCGAGGCTCACGGGATGAAATTACTTGCCGTTGGAGACCATACAGGATATTACGATGTATCGAATCGGAAGGAATGTTTCACTGATTTACAATCACTGCAAAAACAATCTGGTAGTATTCAAGGAATTAGTGACAGTATGCTAACAAAGGAAGAGTTTTTTGCCAAGGAATGCGATGTTATTATTCCTGCCGCATTAGAACTCCAAATTGATGAGAATATTGCTCGCACCTTGAAATGCTCTCATATTGTGGAAGGTGCCAACGGACCAATAACAGAAAGCGCAGAGCCTATTTTAAAAGAAAAGAATATCCAAGTAGTTCCTGATGTATTGGCTAATTCCGGAGGAGTATTGGTAAGTTATTTCGAATGGTTACAAAATAGATCTGGAGAATATTGGCATCAAGAAGAAGTAGTTGAAAAAATGGATAAAAAGATGCAACAAACATATCATAAAATAGTCGACGTAGCAAATAAATATGACTGTTCTCTACGTGAAGCTTGTTACATATATGCCTTGGAAAAAATAGATGACGTCTATAAAATTAAAGGTCTTTAGAATTTAAAATAATATGAATTTATATTTGATTTCATATTATTTATTATTGGGCTCAGCGGGGAATCGAACCCCGGGCCTCCTGCACCCAAAGCAGGAATCATACCACTAGACCACTAAGCCTACGATTTTAATTTTATGCGGGTTCATCGGACTTTGTTTCCATAATTTGGCAATTTTGTCATTATAACTACTTAGTCGCAATCCAGGAATATTTCCCTTTAATAATACGATTTGTTCATCATAAAACGCCTTGTATAAAGCCTTCACATTTTTACTGACTACTGCTTCTTCATTCAACATGTGAATAGCTTCGTCGATCCCTGTTATAGAAAGACTATCATCTACATAGTTTTGTTCATTATTCCTATCATCTAGTTGGTCTTGAACGACCATACCTTTTTTCATATATTCAACTTCCTTTTCGCGTTCCAGCTCTAAGCGTTGATTTTTTTCTTCTTCGCGTCTTCTTGCTTCTTCCTTTGCGTTGTCTCTGGATATTTGCGCTTTTGATTTAGGAGTATCAGCTAAACTTTTATATAGTAAATCCAAAGAATCTCCTTTTACCCTCTTATTTTTTGGCCTCTTGATGTTTTCAAGATCTTCGTTTTCTGCATCTAATAATCCCTTCACCTCTCTTGCAAGTTGTTGTTTCTCATCATATTTTGCATTTTTTTCCGCTTCTCTTCTTTGTGCTCGTTTATTTGTCCCCAGTTCCCATGCCTCTTCCTCTTTCTGTTTGGCTTCTTGTTCAATATTATATTTGTCTTTTTGTGCTGCTCTTTCTTGCGCCTTCGCCTTTTTGGAAGGCATACTAAATAGAAATATAAATTATTCGCGAAAATAACGTAACATGAAAAAATATACAATTTATACATGTTTTTTCGTTTTATTGTTTTGCCTACGTCATTTGCTGTGCCTTGATTCTGGTAGATCGTCTGAGAGGTGCATCTTTCAGCACAGGTGTTCTCTTTCTACGAGATCTCTGCATCTTGATGAGACCTTCTGCGGCGTCATGTAATGATTGTTGCTCCTTCTCGATGCGTTCTTGCTTTTCGCGTTCACCAATCATTGAATGAATTTGCGTCCGATAATTATGCTCGATGGCTCGATATTCGGCATTCCACGCATCCAAACGATTAGGATAGTAATGCTTTCTCACATGATAGGAACTTAGTCTGCTAAGTTCTGTGTTCATTTCCTTGAACAAATGCTTCTCCTCACGAGTTACCATTTTCATTACTTTGAAAATATTCATGTTGATAGGTGCGTTGATTTCGTTGTTGTTTTGGATACTGTATTGGTTCATTTTTTGATGCTACATATATTCTAGAAAAACATTTCAATTTTTTTTCAATTGCTCAATAAGTTCTCAACTTCGAGGAAATTTTTAATTGTATTGATACTTCTTTTTATAACGCAACAACGGAGTATTGTTAATAATGCTCGTTTGTGCGGGGAAAATAAGTGTATTTCCCCTTCTTTCTAAACCTTGGGTATTTGGATTTGTTTGACCTTGACTTTGTGTACCCCATGTTCTTTGAAGAGGTGATCGACCACGATATATATTGGCAAGTTGTTGCTTCTTGGTTAAATTCGATGCATTCTTTTTATATTGTAGAATTTCTTCCTTTCTACGTTGATCAGCTTGTTCTGGGGTGACTTCGGTATAAATATCGGATTCCAATCCAGTAGAGCGTCCTTGGTTGTAGACTGGTTGCGTATTTGGATATATACATTCAAGCTCTGGTTCCGGTTCCGGTTCTGGCTCCGGTTCTGGTTCTGGCTCCGGTTCTGGCTCTGGTTCAGGCTCTGGCTCTGGTTCAGGCTCTGGCTCTGGTTCTTGAATAAACTCATCAGACAAAAGGGTCCAATACACTCTTTTCCCTTGATGTTGATCATCGTTTTCCTGAATGCTCAACGGGTCTCTATTAACGCTCAATGAATTAGTATTACTATATAAAATGTCCTCGACTGACTGAGATGAGCTAGATTTTTGTGCATAGGCATAGTGATCATTCGAAGCAAAATAAAGTCGGTACAATTCATCCGGTCCGTGGTGATCCTCTAATGCTTGAATGATCTCTACAATGGCAATTCCGTCGAATTGCTGGGCTCCTGTCGTGGGAATTTGTGTGTCATCAAGTGTTTGATATGAAGACTGTGTGATTTCCATACCGTACGAATTTGATCTAGGTTGGTGGTTCCAAATAGAATATTCATTTTTTGACTCACCTCGAAATACCGCTATGACATCTTTCTCTAATCTTTCCGTCAATGGATAGTAACTACCATCGCGAGGATACCATGTATGATTTTCGGCATTTATGTGGTCATCCTCACCCAGATGGTTTTCATTAAAAAGCAAATATTTATCGTCTCCTTTCGTTGCGCTCCAATTAATGAGAGTTCCTCCAACTTCCTTGTTGTTATTTGCTGATTTCCATCTATACTTCACCGGGTCTTCCTCCAAATAATAAAATATAGTACCTACCGATCTAGATGAATATTTGGTATCTTGATCTTGGTCATACGAATTTTCTATGCTGTTGGTTTCTACGTTATTTGCCGTACCATCGAAATTCTGAGGTTCCTTTCCAGAAGCTACTATTTGGATGATGTTGTCATCGGCGTCATAAAATTCAATTTCTGAAATTTGAAACCCGGTAAAGGTATTTTGCTGCTCAGGTTCTGGCTCAGGTTCTGGCTCTGGCTCTGGTTCAGGTTCTGGTTCGGGTTCAGGTTCTGGTTCGGGCTCAGGTTCTGGTTCAGGTTCGGGTTCGGGCTCTGGTTCAGGTTCTGGTTGAGACTCTAATTCGGTTCTAATAGTTCGTGGACCTATCGTAGAGCTTATTCCGTTGTTTACATTGAAAGCCCCTTCACTAACTGTGAACTTGTAGAAATAGTTGTAATTCAATCCTGGTTGACTAATGGTAACTATATTATTATTAATAGTAGTATTGTCACTGCTAAGTTCTACACTTAGCCTAACAACATCTGGACTACTAGAAAAAGCAAATTCAAGAGTTCCTGATCGTAACGATACGATGCTACCTTCTTCATAACTGATTACAATATCTACATCTACTGGTTGATAAGTTAGTCCGTCCCAGTCTGAAGGGGTAAAACTAATTGGACTATAACTAATTGGAGTATAATTGTATGCAAGTGTCTCCGTTCCATCCACCGTTCCCACAACAGTCATCGAATCTGCATCTGATCCAAAACCATACATAGCTATATTAATATCCTCGCCGATCTGTGTCCAGTATGAGGTGCCGATTTCGGGATCACTGCCATCAGTTATAATAGTATAATTACCTTCCATATTCGAGGTGAACTCCGTAAACGAGTACACGCGAACATAAGGCATTCTGTCAATAATAGCGACCGTATTACCATCGGACGATATAACACAACTCTCCAAAACAAAAGTAAGCGTCATATCTGTAGAAATAGTATTTCCCAATTGCTCCCATTGCTCCCAATCATTATCTGATCTATAAACTTTATATTGGATCTTAGGATATATTCCGGTATCTGACCCTCCATACCCTCCAGAGATTACCACCGTATTACCATTAGAAGATAATGATAGTTTCATACCAAATAAATTAGCACCTACACCACCATCATCATCAGTCTCCTTTAAGGTTACCAATTGTTTCCACTCTATCCCGTCATATCGGTGTATATCTACCCTTCCCGATTCCGGGTTGTCGTCAAAAAGTGTCCATGTGGATCCAATAGCCACCGTCTTTCCATCGGAAGATAACGAAATTGTACTCGCGAAATATTTATTATCTGTTGCCGTTATACCGTCTACATCTTTATCCATAATACCAGGTATATATGTCGGGGAGCCCCAGTTATCATCAGCATCAGCATAATTATATACAGCGACATAATCTTTTGAGTAATCTGTTGGTGGGTTATCTTCCCAGTTGATGCCAATAGCCATAATATCTCCATCAAAAGATAAGGATACTGCATACTGATTTTC